CGAAATCTTATAAAAAAGGTTATAGGAATGTTTGAGGGTAAAACTATTTTAATAACTTTCCAGATAAACCGAAAAAGGCGCTCAAATGACCAAAATGCTTATTACTGGGGCGTTATAATACCGATATGGCAAAATATATTAATTACAGAATGGGGTGAACCTTACAGCATACAGGAAACCCATGAGTTTTTAAAATATAATTGCAACTATACTGAAAAGGTGAATGAAGCCACTGGGGAAGTTTTAAGAGCCTCAAAAAGTACAAAGGACAATTCCACCACAGACCAGGAGATGTTTCATTTAAAGGCTAGGCAATTAGCCCAGGAGATGTTTAACGTGCTTATACCAGAGCCAGGAGAACAACTATTAATAACATAAATAGATTTTTAGTAACTTTACATATTAAAACCGATGTATTATGGCATACGACACTAAAGAATTAATAGAGCTTTCTTTTGAGGCTATTAAAAAGCATAAGTTGTTTTTTATTGAGGATTTGGTAGCTTATTTACCATGTAGCTCCAGGACTTTTTATAACCATGACTTACATAATATGCAAGAGTTAAAGGATTTGGTAGCTACTAACAGAATAATCACCAAAAGAAAATTACAGCGAAACTGGGAGCAAAGTGAAAATGCTACACTTCAAATGGGGCTAATGAAAATGATAGCCAGCATTGAGGAGCGCCAGAGGTTAAGTCAAACCTATAACGATGTAACAACTAAAGGTGAGAGCCTCAATTATACCGATGAGGAAAGGGAAAAACTGATAGCCGAGTTACTAAAAGAACGTGGTGATGTGGGATAAACTGAAAGAGGAAAAACTAGATAAATTACTTTATGATAATTCTATTTCAAAGTCCAGGAAACACATTTTAAACTTCACAAAAACAACCCTGGATAATTTTGAGAGTGAGCCATTCCATGAAAAATATTATGAACTTTTAGATTTATTTGCCAAAGGTAAGATAAAAAAACTGATGGTAACTATGCCACCTCAGCATGGAAAATCTGAGGGTTCAACAAGGCGATTACCAGCTTATATGTTGGGCCTAAATCCTAATATAAAAATAGGTGTGGCCTCTTATAATTCTAGTTTTGCATCAAAATTCAATAGAGATATACAGCGAATAATAGATACGAAAAAATATTATGATATGTTTCCAGAAACGACTTTAAACCAGTCCAATGTGGTAACAGTGGCGAGTAGTTATTTGAGAAATTCTAATGAGTTTGAAATTGTTGGTAATATTGGTGGCCTAAAATCTGTGGGGCGTGGTGGCGCTCTTACAGGCTCCAGGATTGATGTTATGATTATGGATGATTTGTATAAAGATTACATGGAAGCGAATAGCCCAATAATTCGTGAGAGTGTTTGGGATTGGTACACAACAGTTGTAGATTCAAGATTACATAATGATAGCCAGCAATTAATTGTGTTCACCAGGTGGCATGAGGAGGATTTAATTGGCAAGCTGGAGGCAATGGGTAAGGTTAAAGAAATTAAAGATGTAAATGATGTTTATACAACACCACTAAAGCATGATGAATGGTATAAAGTGAATTTTGAGGCTATAAAACAAAGTGATTCATGCGCCATTGATGATAGAAAAAATGGTGAACCATTATGGGCTAACAGACACAACAAAAATAGTTTGCTGGCAACAATGGAGATGGATGTTGAGAAATTTAACTGTTTATACCAGGGAAATCCTGAGAGTGCTGAGGGGTTACTTTACACGCATTTTAAAACTTACAAAGAGTTACCAGAAACCAAGATGGTAAAAAATTATACAGATACAGCTGATAGTGGCCAGGATAAATTATGCTCTATTGTTTACGCATTGCCACTGGCTAAAGCTGATGACCACTTGTATATCCTGGATGTACTTTATACAGATGAGCCAATGGAGAAAACTGAGCCAGCTGTAATTGATTTATTCAATAAAAATAAAGTACATTTAGCAAACATAGAATCCAATAATGGAGGGCGTGGCTTTGCCAGGGTGGTTCAAAATGGTGTGAAAGGCCATGTGGATTGGTTCCACCAAAGCCATAATAAAGAGGCCAGGATATTTTCAAATAGCGCAACAGTAAACAGGCGTATAGTAATGCCAGCAGATTGGTTTTTGAGGTGGCCCAGCTTTTACAATGACACAATAAAATATAAAAAACTATTCAAAGCCAACAAAAATGATGATGCGCCAGATACCTTGACAGGTATTGTAGAAATTGAAAACATACCAGAAATATTTACATTCTAATTTTGAGTGGATAAAATTTGTAACTTTGAACAATAACATTATAGCAAATGAAAATTATAGATAAGATAGGCCAGCTCTTTGGAACTAAAGTAAGTTCTAAAACAATGAAAAACGCCTATAATGAGGCATTTTTTGAATATATTGGTGAAACTGGTACTGGATATGATACCAATGCAAAAAGTTATATTGACCATGGCTACAACGTAAACAGCATAGTTTATTCTATTGTAAACCAGCAAGCCAGGAAATCAGCAAAGGTGCCATTCTATATTAAAAAAGTTGATGATGAGCAAAAAGCTAAACAGTTTTTAGTAGAAATCAAAAAGGAAAACATAGGCCAGCCCCAGGTGAAATTAAACGCTAAGGCCCTGGAGAAAAAAGCATTTTCAAAGGTGGAAACAATGGATATGCCGATTGAAAAGCCAAACATATTCCAAAGCTGGAGTGAATTTATATCACTTTACAAAACATTTCTAAAACTTACAGGTAACGTTTACATTTACATGATGGCCCCAGAGAATGGGGTTAATGCTGGAGCGCCTATGGCGTTTTATTTGTTACCTAGCCATTTGATTGATATTGTATTAAAGCCAGGCGCAAATTTATTAATTGATGATAGCCCTATTGATTATTATAGATTAATTGAGGGGGCTGTTTATCAAGATTTTCCAGCTGAGAGCGTGGTGCATATCAAATATTCAAACCCTAATTTTGATATTAATGGGAGCCATTTATATGGCCAAAGCCCTTTAAAATCAGCCCTTAAAAATATAGAGAGTGCAAACGAGGCTTTAACCCAAAACATTAAAACCCTTAAAAATAGTGGTGCTTTTGGATTTATACATGGTAAACAACAACCATTAAACCCAGACCAGGCCCAGGAGTTAAAAGACAGGTTAAGGGAAATGGATAATTCACCAGAGCGCCTCAGTAATATTGCTGGAGTGAGTGCTGAGGTTGGTTTTACACGTTTAACTTTAACCACCGATGAGTTACAGCCATTTGCATATTTAAGCTATGATGAAAAGCAACTTTGTAATGTTTTAGGCTGGAGTGATAAGCTCCTAAACAATGATGCTGGAGCAAAGTATAGCAATATCCAGGAATCCAGAAAACAGGTTGTTACTGATGATATTATGCCAGATTTAGGGCTATTAGAGCAAGCCTTTAATGATGTTATTCTACCAAAATATACCAAGTATGCTAATACCATGCTTTATTTTGATGTTTCTACATTACCAGAAATGCAACTAGATATGGCAAGCCTTACCAGCTGGCTAACCAGAGCATTAAAAGATGGTGTAATTAACAGAAACGAATATAGAGAGGCTCTAAACTATCCAATTCTGAATGAGGATGAAATGTATGTTTATACAGTGAGTGGTAAACTAAATCCTTTAGAGAGAGCTTTGGAGGAGGAGGAAAAACCACCGATGCCTGGAGTACCTGGGCTACCAGCTCCAAAAGGAAAACCAAACGCTGAAAAAAAAAATCTAAGAACCAACAAAGCTGGGTTCGACCCAAACCAGATAAAATCCATTGATGCAGAAAGTTTTTGTGATGAAACATTAATTGATAAATCTAAGCAACCAGGCATAGTAGAGCGCATGATTAAAGCCCTAGATTTAGATGGTGAACCTGGTGATATTACTATAAATGCTGGATTCAAAGAGGACCAGACCAGAGGCCCTGGAGGTCGATGGAGCAAGACTGGAGGCTGGAATAAAATAAACACTAAAACTGTTTTAGATTACCAAAATAAAGAGGGTGGTTCCACTTATGGAATGGATGGCATAAATAAAGCTGGAGCCGAGGGGATGGGTTCTGTTAGTGTTTACACAAGTCCACCAGAATCTTTAGTATTAGAGGGTAAATTAACTGAGCAAGATTTAAGTGATTTTCTGGAGGCTAATAAAGCTCTTTTGAAAAATAGTAGTAAATTTGGCCTAGGTTCCTGGTATAGCACAAAAAGCAATGTTACTTTTTTAGATGTTGTTACTATTATAAAATTAGAGGATGCTATTAAATTAGGCGTGGCCAACAACCAACAAGCTATATTTGATTTAGAAAATATGGTTGAAATTAGCACAGGTGGTACTAGTATTGATGAGAAAAAAAGCCAAGATATGAATAAAGAAAAATGGGGGGCGTATGGCAAATATTTAGAGGCCACAAAGCCAGCTGAGAGAAAAATTACAAGTAGGGCTGAATTGGCTCAAATGGCTAAAAACGCTCAGTCTAAAAAGAAATAATGACCATAAAAGAGTATAGAGATTGGTATTATAAACTTCATGATAAGTATGAGGAAACCTCTTTTGCTATGCTCCAAAGGGGTTTAAAAACTATTCTTAAAAAACTTAAAAAGGCCAACCCAGGTAACTTCAAAGAGGATGTTGAGCAATTAATTACCTATGAGGATATTTTTGATGTGATTTTATCAATTTACCTGGTGATAGGGAGGGCGCAAGCCGATAGGATGTTGAAAGGTATTGAGGCCAACACTATAAACATAAAAGCCAACAACCCATTATTTGGTGAGGCTTTTGCAAAGGCTGTTTTAGCATTTCTGGAAACTTTTGGAGGTGATAAAATTAAGTCTATTAGAGAGGAATTTATAGGTGCTGTTATTGATTACATTATTGAGAAAAATAAAGCTGGTGATAGCTTTGTTAGGACTGTTAGGGAACTTCAAAACAACTTTGGAGAGAAAACTGGTTTATACAGGTGGCAAATGCAAAGAATTGTAAGAACCGAAACCATGAGCGCCAGCAACTTTGCAAGCTGGGAAGCCATGAAAAGTGAGCGCCTTATAGTGGATAAAGTTTGGATAGCAACAAATGACCATAGGACCAGGGATGGCGAAAGCAAAAAAGAGTATGACCATTTAGCAATGGAGGGTATCACATTACCCAGGGAAACCAAATTTAAGGTACCAAACCAGGATGGCTCTATTGATGAATTAATGTACCCAGTGGACCCAAACGGAGCGCCAGGTAATACGATTAATTGCCGATGCACTATTGCACCAAGGCCCAGGAGAGATAAGGATGGAAAACTAATATTTAAACCTAGAGAGGCCAAGGCTGGGTTTGACCCTAACCAGGCAAGGCAAGCCGATGGTAAGTGGGGTTCTGGAGGTGCTACAAATCCATTTCCTAATTCTAAAGTAAAGGATAAAGTTTATCATGGAACCTATACTGATTTTGATGAATTTGATGTAATTGGTAATGAAAACGCCTGGTCAGCAGAATACCCAGAGGGAGCCATATTTTTTACAAACCTAAATGATAGAGCAAAAATATACGGAAATAAAATAAAAGAGGTTTTTTTAAATATAACAGACCCAGTTATAATTAATTTAGAGGCTGGTTCACCAGAGAGTTATATTGATAATAACTATGAGCCTTTTGCTAGATATTTTAACGAGGGAAAAGATGGAATTATAGTAAATGGATGGTCCCCAAATAGAAGCGATACAGGGCCTATAAGCATAAAAACAACAGTTTACGTAGTTTTTTATCCAGACCAAATACACACAATAAGAACAAATAAAAAATAATTTACTAACTTTGATACTATGAAAGGATTATTGAGTTTTAAAAACAACAGTTTTGGAGCTGTTAAAGATGTAGATACAAAGAGCCGAGTTATCACAGGTTACTTATCAAACTTTGATAATATTGATGGTGATAATGATGTGATGGTAAAAGGCGCATTTAAGAAATCTATAAACGAAAGGCGTAACCAAATATACTTTTTGAACCAGCATAATTTTGCACAACCACATGGTCGTTTTTCAGTTTTAACTGAGGATGCCAAAGGTTTATATTTTGAAAGTGAGCCACTGATAAATACAACTTATTCTGAGGATGCTTTGAAACTTTACCAGGCTGGAATAATGAAAGAGCATAGTATTGGTTTTGTTACCATGCAAAAGGAGCAAAAATCTGGTATTAGATATTTACAAGAGGTTAAACTTTACGAGGGTTCAAATGTTACTATGGGTTCAAATGCCGATACACCATTTACAGGATTCAAAAGCCTTACATTAAAAGACACAAACGAAAAAATATCACTGATATTAAAGTTTTTCAAAAATGGTAATGTTACAGATGATACATTTAATTTATTGGAATTATCATTAAAAGACTTACAAAGACACGCCTATGAATTAGGCAAAATGACACTTAAAAATGGAGGCCAGCCGTTGGATGACACTAGCCAAAATGTTAAGCCGTTGCTAAATATTATAAACGAATTTATTTAACAAAAGAATGGAAGCACACGAATTAAAAGATGCCATTACCAACTTAGAAAAAAGTTTAGAGGGTAAAAGCGCAGAATTTGCAAAAACGGCTGTAACAGAGATGAAATCTGCAATAGACGTTGAAATTAAGGGGTTACTTGAAAAAGCTGGAGAGGCTAACGAGGCTCAATTAACAGAATTAAAAGGTTTGGCTGAGGCTCAACAAAAACACTTAGATACTTTAGATGTAAAAATCCAAAGTGGAGGTTTAGGAAAAAAAGAAATGAAAACAGTAAAGCAAGAGCTGAAAAGCGCAATACAGGATAATTTTGAACAAATTAAAACTGTAAAAAAAGGCCATAGCGTTGAATTAGAAATTAAGGCAGTTGGAGATATGACAACAGCCAATATTACTGGTGATGAGGAGAGAGATTTTAGCAATGTAGTTGCTAAGGTACCAAACCAAAAAGTTAATTTCAGTGATTTAGTTGGTGTAATACCGATTGGTGGAGGAACTTATACTTTCCCAAGAGAAAGTGCTGGAGAGGGTGCAATGGCTACTCAAACTGAGGGCGCAAGCAAAGCTCAGAGAGATTACGA